AAAAATAGCGGTTCAACTAGCGGCTGATGCGGTACGGAACGAAGCTATCAACTCTATTGCTAGAGGATCAAAAAGTGGCTCTACAGTGCAAAAGTACAATCCAAAAAGAACGCACCAGCAATCAAAAACTGGTGAAGCACCTGCAACTGATACTGGCTTTTTAATATCTCAAATTAGCGCCTCATCTATGATTGAGGGAACAACCGCCATAGGCGAGGTTAAATCTTCAGCCCCATACAGTAAGTTTCTTGAATATGGAACCCTAAACATGGGCAAACGTCCATTTATGCAACCAGCTTTAGATAAAAGCGCCAGAAAGATTAAAAAAATATTTATTAGGGAAGGGTTGCTTGGTAGAAAAGGGTCTAAGAAATGAGCATCAATCAATTCGCATTACAAACAGCTATTTACACAAAGCTATCCACGGATAACAACCTTACAAGCACTCTTGGAGCTAGTGTATTTGATGATATTCCTGAAAACACTCCGTATCCATACGTTCAGTTAGGCGAAGATACAGCAATAGATTACAGCACTAAAGATCAAACTGGTTCAGAAGTTACTGTAAATATAGATGTTTGGAGTAGGTATCGCGGCAGTTTGCAAGCAAAAAATATTATGGACAGGGTGCATACTCTGTTGCATGATAGCAGTCTGTCTGTCACAGGCTCAAATTTTATTAATATGCGTTTTGAGTTCAGTGATATAATCAGAGACCCAGATGGGATTACAAGGCATGGAGTAATGAGATTTCGTGCAATTATGCTAGGTTAATATAATCAAGAAATTGATAGGAGAATTTAGATGGCGGCACAACAAGGTTTAGATTTATTATTGAAAATTGATATTAGCGGAACTTACACAACTGTAGGTGGATTGCGATCAACATCAATTACCATGAACGAAGAATCCGTAGATGCTACAAGTAAAGACTCGCTAGGTAGTAGAACATTGCTTGCTGGTGGTGGAGTTCAAAGCGTATCTATATCTGGCTCAGGTATCTTTACTGATACAGCGGCCGAGGTTGCAGTTAGAACCGCTTACGCAGGGCAAGCAAATACTACTAACGGATCTACTGGTCAAACAGCGGCTTTTAAGAACTTCCAAGTTATTGTCCCTGATCTTGGCACTTTTACTGGAGCGTTCCAGATTACTTCTTTGGAATATGCTGGCGAATATAACGGTGAAGCAACTTACTCAATATCGTTAGAGTCTAGTGCATTTATTACATTTGCAGTATAGCGGAGGTAAATTATGTCTTGGGCTGAAGCAAAGATAAGCATTGGTACTGCAAAATTAAACGGAATGGTTAGTGGCGAAAGAGTCACTTGTCCATGTCCCGAAGGTTTTGAAGAGGTAAGCGAAATTACTATAAATGGCAAAAAGTGCAATGTTGCTTCTTGTCGGCTTGACTCCAGAGATGGTGTCTTACATTTAACCGTTGCAATGGCAACTACAAAGAAGGGAAAGTCAGATGACAAATCCGTTGAAGGGTCAGATACTAATTAATCTAGGAGGCAAGGATTACACTTGTCGCTTAAATGTTGATGCTATTATCAAGATTGAGACACAGCTTGATAAGGGCATTCTTACAATTACGCAAAAGCTATCAGAAGCTGATGTTCGCATGGGCGAGTTAGTTTGTATTTTATTACACGCTTTAAGAGGTGGCGGTAACGATATAGATGAAAAAGATGTTAAAGCTCTTATTCAAGAAACTGGAATTGTAAGCGCTTGTAGCGCAGTAGCTACTTTATTAGTATCAACGATGAGCGATCCTTCCTCAGAAGGGGTTGAGTCAAAAAAGGGTTAGGTGACGAACTAGATGAAATAGTTTGGAGGCGTTTCTATGAAATTTGTGTAGGAATGGCAGGAATCCAACCTAGCGAGTTCTGGAATATGTCACCTATTGAAGTTTACGCAACGCTTGCTGGATTTAAGGAATTTAATACATCAAATGATGGTAGCGATAAACCCTTAGATCGGGACAGCCTTGAACAGCTAATGGAGTTATATCCCGACTAATGGCTACTAATATTGATGAACTTGTTGTCCGAATTAAAGCTGATACAAAAGAGCTTAATAAGGCATTAGACAAGGTAAAAAAGAAAACCAAAGAAACTGGCGATTCTGGAAAGAAAGGTTTCTCTGGAATGGCGGCATCCCTTGGTAAAGTAAAGGGGAAGGCTTTAGTAGCGGCCGCGGCTATCGCTGGTATTGCCGCTCTGGTTAGACCTATTGCCAAAGTCGGTATGGCGTTTGAAGATTTACAGATATCTTTAAACACTGTTTTTGGAGGCATTCGCGGTGGTAAGGATGCCTTTAACCAAGTCATTGATTTCGCAAAAACAACTCCTTTTCAAATTGAAGATGTTACCAAGGCATTCATCAGGTTAAAATCTGCTGGCCTTGAGCCTGACATTGAAATGCTTAAAACCTTTGGTGATGCGGCCTCTATCGCAGGTAACGCAACCGAGGCTTTTGCGGCACTTGTTAAAATTGCATCTAAAGCAACAGGTGGTGGTCTAGGGCTTGAGGAGCTTGAGCAGTTAGAGACTCAAGGTATCGCAGTATATCCAATACTTAGAAAGGAATTAAACCTTACTAGAGACAAGATAGCTGATTTTGGTAAAACTACCGAAGGTGCGGCATTAATAATCACGGCCTTGCAAAAAGGCTTATCTGAAACAACTGGCGGCACAATGGCCGCTAGGATGGAAAACCTATCTACAAAAACATCTAACTTAGAGATTGCGTTTAAGCAGTTAGGTTTAGCTATATTTGAAGGTGGGCTTGGAGATACCTTAAAAAGTTTAACCGATGATATTACAGGAATGGTTGACGCTATTACTGCTGTTGTTGAAGCCAGCAACCTAGTAAAGGATATTAAAACAAATGTAAGCCCTACGTTTGCAAGAGCGATAAGTGATGACACGGCAAGGACTGAAGGATCTTCTGAGTTTACAAGAAAAACAGCACAAGAAAGATTAGATTCTGTAGGTGGACTTGAGGGTGCGGCTCAAAAAGAAGCGGAAAGAATCGCTAAACTACTTGAGATGGTTCAGTCAAGGGTTAAGCCTCTACGAAAAGATTTTGCTAATAACGTAGCTTTCGGAAAAGCAGAGGATTTATTTGATTTAGACCCTCAAAAAGCAGTAGAGCAACTTGAGACGAGCCTTGAGTTTGTTGAAAACTTTATGAGGGATAGAAAGGTAAAGTTAGACCTTGAGTTAGCGCCAAAAGATGATGATGGAAAACCTCTTATATCCAAAAAGCAACAGGCGAAGATTACGCGAGAGGGTGAGGTTATAAATGCAATCGCCCCACTTGAGAAGTTAAAAGAAAAGGCACTTCAAGCAGGTGATCCATTGTTTGCAGTGAAAGAAATGTTTGACCAGATAGCGATGGCAAGTGAAGCTGTAGGTAAAGATGGAAAAAGGTTGTTTGACGATGACGTCATCAAACTCCTTAAAGAGTACGCAACTGCTCAAAAGAAAATAGTAGAAGATAAAGGGCTTGCAGATGCGGCCGCAAAAGTAAGATCAGAATTTAGTGGTGCAATAAGTGCAATACAGGGAACCGTATCGGAGACTCAAAAGTTAGAGAAGCAAATAGCTCAAATAGATGCCGCTTTAGATGATGAAGATAAGTTAGCGCAAATGTTCCCTGATATGACAATTGAACAGGTAAGGGCTGGGCTTGCAACTTTAAGAGCGGAATTAGCTCAAATACCTGTAGATGCTAAAAATGCAAGTATAGAAGAAGATTTTGGTGATGTTAAATCTGCTATTGAAGGTACTATAACCCCAGCAACTAAACTAGCTAGTGTAATAGCAAATATTGCATTGCTTGCAGAAGAAAACCCTGATGCCCTTGAGGATATGCTTGGCGGCATGAAGTTAAGTGAAGTTTTAAAAATATTAAATGACGACCTTGAAGAGCTTAAAGCTAAAACAGAAGATGTTTCTGAAACTTTAGGAAGTCAGCTACAGCAAGCAGTAACAAATTCAGCCAACGCTTTCACCAACAACTTTGTCAACGCCTTAATGGAGGGTAAGAGCGCTTTAAGTTCGTTTAAAGATTTTGCAAAAAACATGGTATCGCAAATTATTTCTATTTTCCTGCAAATGGCGATTGTAAACGAAATATTAAATTCAGTATTTAAGCTATCAGGATCAAATGCATTTCCTACGCTTGGGGAAAAATCCGGTAGTGGCGGCATGAGCGCTCAAAGCGCCATGGATATTGTCTACGGAAAAGCAGGTGGTGGAGCCTATCAAAAAGGAGTTCCAACTTTAGTCGGAGAGCGTGGACCTGAGTTAATTATTCCGAATACTAGCGGCAGGGTTATGAATGGTATGAATACTAAAAACGCTATGGGTGGCGGTGATACTATCGTTGTCAACCAAAGCCTTAACTTCTCTACTGGCGTTGTGGGTACGGTTAGAGCAGAGATAAACAAAATGATGCCAACAATAGCAGAGGTATCAAAAAGCGCGGTGTTAGATGCCAGCCGTAGAGGTGGAAACTACAGAAAGGGGTTATTGGGAAGTGCCTAAAATAATTGATGTGCCTACGAATGTAGGATTTATAAGTTCTGATTTCTCATTAACCAATACTATGGGTGTTACTGTATCGCCATTCTCAGGAAAAACACGCACTCAAGATTATGAGGCTAATTACTGGACAGGAAGGGTCACTCTCGCGCCAATGCGTAGATCACAGGCAGTAGAGTGGCAGTCTTTTTTATCGGCTTTAGAAGGGCAGAAAAACTACTTTAAAATGGTTGACCCTGATGGTAAGAATCCGCAAGGAACTTATGTTGGTCAAAGGTTTTTAGGGGATGTAAGAATAAATAGCGGAACAAATGTATCTTCTGTATCTCTTACATTTAATGGTTTTGTGATTACAGCAGGTTCAACAATATTTACTGGATTAGTTGTTGGAGATTTTTTTACCGTATCAGGCGCTAACAACGAAGAGAACAATCAAACATACAAAATAGTTACTAAAAACAGTAATCAAGTTGTAACTGTGGATCATGCTATGACTGCCGAAGCTAATACTGCTGGTTGCAAGGTTAGACAAAATGTTAAGGGTTCTTCTGCTTTAAGTTTAAAGGCATCCGCAACCACCGCATACGGAACGGTTAAAGCTGGAGATTATCTTGCTGTTTATAATTTTACAGCAACCAACCTTGATAACATAGTTCAGTTAGTTATGGCTACTGGAGATGCGGTAATTACAGATACAACTACCGATCTTTACTCAATACCAATACAGCCAAAGCTACGTCAAAACCTTACGGATNATCATGTAGTTGGTTTTTCAACTGATGTTAATAGAGGCTTGTTTAGGTTGGATAGCAACAACGTAGATTGGAGCGCTAACCGTAACTCAGTCTACAACATAGTATTTAGTTTTATTGAGGTCATGTAATGGCTACCAGAGCAGGTATAGATGCAAAAGCGGCTATAAAATTAGCTGAAGATCATCAAAATATTATTTTTGCTGTAAAAGCAGAGTTTGATACAAGCACCTTGTTTTTGCATTCTGGTGGCGGTGACTTAGTTATAAATTCAGAAACTTATACTGGCGCTGGCACATTGCTTGCTGTATCTGATATTGAAGATTCAAACGATCTAAGAAGTGCAGGTGTTACGTTTCAGTTATCTGGAATGAACGCAACTGTGCTTAGTTATGCTGTTTCTGAGAGCTACCAGAATAGACCAATTACTTTGTTGCTTGCTTTCGTAAGCGGAGGAACAGATCACGTTGATGGGGTTATGACACTGTATAAAGGCAGAATGACATCAACATCAATAATAGACTCGCCAGCAGAGGGAGTAATGATAACTCTTGTTACAGAAAACAGGTTGCTTGATTTAGAGCGCCCCTGCAATTACCGATACACTAAAGAATCGCAAGTTTCATTAGTTGGTGCTGGAGATACTGGATTTAATGCAGTTGAAAAATTGCAAGATACAGATATTTTATGGGGTAGGAGCAACGGAGGAAATAATGTTGTCGTGGATGATGATGACCGCGACAGGGGAAATCGACATGATTAATAAGTTACCAGATTGGGAAGAACGATATCACGCTTTTATGATTGAAAATAAAGATAGAGATTTTCAATGGGGTGAGTGGGATTGCGTAAAATTTGCTGATGCGGCTTTTAAAGCAATGACAGGCAACGATTTAATACCATCTGAATTGAATTGGCATGATGAAGAAAGCGCTCAAAAAGCTATAAAGAGTTATGGCAATACTTTATTAAAAAGTATGGAAAAAGGTACTAAGCTCAAAGGCTTATCTGTAATTGATAAGCAGTATATTACCAAGGGTGATATTGTTGTATTTAAAGTAGAGGGCAAGCAGGTAACTGGAGTTTGCGATGGGTATGCAATTATAAGCCCATCAGATGGAGGCTTTACTTTTAGAGAAAACGATTTAGCGATAAAGGTATTTAGAATAAATGGCTAAAGTAATCAAAGCGGCTGTAATGGCCGTAGTAGTAGCTTTTGTAACGGTTGTGGCAATAACCTATCTTAGTTCTATAGGCATAGGGGCTGGAATTGCTGGCGGCATTGGTGGCGCGACGGCTATAACCATGTACGCAACGGCCTTTGTCGGCACACTCGTTGCTGGCGGCATAGGAATGTTGTCTAACAAGGGAATCAGTGCAAGTGCAGGTAACTTTGGTACAAAGGTAACAAGACTTGGTGGAGCGGTAGCAAGGCAGATAATTTACGGAACCGCAAGAGTAGGCGGGACTTTCGTAAAAATGGATACTCGTGGAACTAAAAACTCTATTCTAAGTACAGTTATTGT